GCCAAGACTGTGCCAAACTATTGGCACCCTCCCGCAATCTACGAATGTCGTCGGGATCAGTTGTATACTGTTCGTAATCTTTTCTCCAACTGCTCCTGTCCCAACTTTTCACAGTTGGAACCCACTAAAGGAATCCTTCTCAACATCCTGCTTGATACCACCCACGACATAGGACTCCACCTCCGTCTCCTGTGGGGCAACCTGAAGACCTTTAGAAGAAATCCAGTGTTCGGTCCAGGGAAGTGGGTTGTTGTGCACTGGAGCGTCATATAGAGGGGTCAAACCAATCGCTCGCATACGCTTGTTAGCGATCCACTCCACATACTTGACAAGAAGTTTGTCGTTGAGACCAATCATGCTGCCATCCTTGAACAGATACTGTGCCCACTCCTTCTCTTCTGCCACTGCATTAGAAAACATATCAATGACAGTTTGCTCTTCTTCTTTGATGATGTCTACCATCTCAGGGTCATCACCCTTCTGCCATGCTTTGATGATCTGTTGAGTCAGCACAGTGTGCTGGTTCTCATCTCGTGCAATAAGAGAAATGATCTTGGCAGATCCTTCCATCAGTTTCAGTTCACCAAAAGCAAATGAACAAGCAAAAGACACATAGAAACGAATACCCTCAAGGATATTGACGTTCTGTATTGCCAGATATAAACGACGCTTCAGTTCCTTACGAGTGTACATAGCAGTAGGTGAATCAGCATAGTCTGCTGTCCACATGTTGCCACTGCCCCACTCATTTGCTACTTCCAGGAAGTCATCATACGCTTTGGTGACACTCTTAGCACGTGCCAGGATACGTTCATCATCCAGGATAGTATCGAAGACCTCAGCAGGATCTGGATAGACGTTCTTGATGATGTAAGTGTAAGAACGTGAGTGGATCATCTCCATGAACTGCCACACATTCATGGCACCTTCCAACTCAGGAAGAGCACAGTATGGAGAGAATGCCATACCAGGACCACGACCCTGTACAGAGTCCAGAAGGATCTGATACTTCAGGTTAGATGTAAAGATGTGCTTCTGCTCAGGACGCAGAGTCTTATAGTCTCCACGGTCCTTCTGAAGAGACACTTCTTCAGGACGCCAGAAGTATCCAAGCATCTGATTGGTCAGTTTTTCAAAGACCGGATACTTATAGGAGTCGTATCGTTGAACACCCAAAGGTGCTCCAAAAAACATTGGTTGAGTCTTAGTGTCCACGTGAGTATCGTTGAACACAGTCATGCCTTTGACAGACATAATTTTGTCGGTGGAAGTTTTTCTAAATTGCACAGGATTCACAGGTTTCTTCGTCTTCAGTTTGGATCTCAGCAACTAAACTTGCAAGATCTACTGCCGGTTCTTCCATCTCGTCCGACTTGAGGTCATTTGTATTTTGATAATAAGAAGTCTTCCAACCATATTTGTATGTGGTTAGGAGATCATTCGCCATGACAGACACCGGGACTTCGTTGTTGTCATAGTCAATGGGATTGTACGACCAGTTACCAGAGATTGCTTGATCAAAGAATTTCTGCATAACAGAAACCACATTGATGTAACCTCGGTTACTTTTCATCTCCCAGAGGAGAGTATACTGATTCTTCAGGCGTTGATACTGAGGAACCACCTGCTTTAGGGGTCCTTTCTTGCTCTTTTTGATTGACAAATAATCTCGGGGTGGTTCGATTCCGTTGGTGGCATTTGACACAACGGAACTGCTCTCCGAAGGCATTTGTGCGGACAGTGTTGAGTTCCGTAATCCGTGTTCGGCGATAGATACCCTAAGACTATTCCAATCATGCTGCAAATCTAAGCAAGAAATTTCGTCAACATCTTTTTTATAATGATCGATAGGTAGGAGTCCCTGAGCATATTTAGTTCTAGAGAAATACTCACAAGCACCCTTCTCTGATGCCAATTGGTTTGACGCTTTGAGTAGGTAATACTGGAACGATTCTGTCAAAGAATGAACTGCATCCCATGCCTCTTGACTGTCATAATTGAACCCAAGTTTGGCAAGATAGTGTGCCAGACCAATGAATCCAACACCAAGTGAGCGACGTGCTTTTGTACTAATTTCTGCTGCTCTGACAGGATACTCCTGGTAATCAATAATTTCATCTAGACCACGGACAATCAAGTCACATAAGTCTTCTAGTTCATCGTCAGACCGGACCTTACCCACGTTGATAGCAGATAGGATGCACAAGGCAATTTCACCTTCTCCATCGATATGATCGATAGGATCTGTAGGCAGAGTGATCTCTTGACACAGGTTGCTCATCGACACTTTGTCAGTGAACGAGGAGTGACTGTTACAGTGGTCGATATTCATGATGTAAATACGACCTGTCTCTGCTCTTTCCTTTAGGATTGAGAGGATGAGTCCCTGTGCACTGATGGTGGTGCGGGGGATGGACTCGTCTTGTTCGTACTGGCAATAAAGACTGTCAAAAGAATCAGTACCGAAAGCGTCAAAGAGCCCAGGCACATCATGCGGACTGAACAAGGAAATCGTTTCGTTTTTGATGAAACGTTCGTAGAAGAGTTTGCTGAATTGGATACTGTAGTCAAGTTTTCTTACCCGGTTGTCTTCGGTTCCTTTATTATTCTTTAGGACAATAATGTCCTCTATCTCTTGATGCCAGATTGGAAAGTGGACAGTCGCTGACCCACCTCGGACACCGTTTTGTGTGCAGCATCGTACAGTTGACTCAAACTTTTTGAGGAAGGGAATAACACCTGTGTGTTGAACCTCTCCGCCTCGGATTTTAGCGTTGATGCCACGGATTGCACCCGCGTTGATACCGATTCCCGCCCTTTGTGCAACGTATTTGCCAATTGCCATATCAGAACTAAAGATACTATCGAGGGTGTCATCGATATCAACAAGAACACAAGAAGCAAATTGTCGAAGTGGTGTTCGCACTCCTGCCATGACGGGGGTTGGAATGTTGATTCGGTGTTTGGAGATTGCGTCGTAGTATCGTTTGACATATGACAGTCGAGTATCCTTATTATAGTTAGCAAACAACGTTGCTGAAATCATCATATACATTTGCTGGGGAGTCTCAAAGACTTTCCCATTACTACGGTCCTGTACCAGATACTTATCAACTACCTGACGAAGACCGGCAAACGTAAACAAATAGTCACGTTCGTGATCAAGATATCCGTTGAGAGTAACAAGTTCTTCATGAGTATACTTGTCGATAACCGTAGTATCATAAACACCACGCCCAATACAATCAAGAATATGTTCTTCTAGTGGGGGGATGTCCTCAAGCAAACCATATAGTTGCTTACGGACAGAGAACAGAAGCAAACGGGCAGCAACAAATTGATAGTTAGGGTGATCAAGATCAATCAGGTCACTCGCAGACCTAATAAGAATCTCTTGGATTTCTGCTGTACTGATGCCATCAAAAAATTGGATACCAGATTGGATCTCTACCTGACTGGCAGAAACATTCGACAATCCATCACATGCCTTCTCTACCATGACATGCATTTTATCTAGATCAAGAAGTTCAATAGAACCATTACGCTTGACAACTTTGGTGCCGTTACTCATACTCTTTTCCAAGTTTGTAATTTTAGTTTTGCTTCTAAACCATGATATGTGTTACATTCTAACAGAGATTGGATGTCCAGTCCAGCTAGATGCATGTCGTTGATATCTTTCTGTCGTATTTCAGAAGGAAAGATAACTACCTTGTGTTTGTGTTCGATGGCATTAGATATTTTAGATACGATTTCCCTATTCCTAGGTTCATTATCGTATACGTAGATGTAATTACTATCTACATTATCAATAGTAATATCACTGCCACACATGGCAATGGCATTGTCAACAAAGTGAGAATCGAAAGGTCCTTCGGTTACGTAAACCGGTTTCCCTTTATCAATTTTATCCAACCCATAAACTTTTGGGTGTTCTTCGTCAAGCATCAAGGTGAGATATTTAGGTTCTATAAACTTATCCAATGCTCTACCCTGCAACCCAATCAATTTCTTGTTTTCATCATACATTGGTATGACTACACGACTATGATCCTTCTGGATATCATTGTATGAGGGTTTGAGAGTATTGCAAAAATGCTTGAACTCTTTAGCGTAATAGAAGTCATTAGGATCTAAATCTCTAGACTTCAAATACTCTGCCGCACGATCATTTTCAACCGCTTTAGGAAGATTTAGTTTCTTAGCAAAGACAGGTTTCTTGAACGTGAATACCTTGTCAGGAACAGTCGTTCCCTTTCCACTCAGACCTGACTTGTACCTCTCAAAGACGTACTGATCATACAACTGAGAGTCCATGTCCTTCAAAAAATTAGTGAAGGACTTAGACATGCCACAGTTGTGGCACTTGAAGTTGAAACTAGTCTTTATTGAATAAAGATACCCTCGGGTTTTGTTCTTGTTCTTCTGCGAATCGCCACAGTAAGGACACCTGAAGGTATATAAGTTTTTCTTAGTGGTTTTGAACTTCCCCAGTCTTGCAGATACCAAACTAATATACTTGGTATCGATGTGTATCATGGCAAGTTAGGAGGATTGTTTGATTATAGCAGGAGGCGTCTGTTGGGTCAATACTCCCAAGAATCTTTGACCAAGTGGAGAAATCATAATACTAATCACTGCTAGTGCTCCTGCAATACTCCACATCTTTTTCTCCATCATCCTAAGTCTCTGATCGACGAGTCTGATGTCTCTTTCACATCCCTTCTTTATCTCGTCTGCCTTACGATTTACCTCACGATGTAAACTATCTACCTTCTCAAACAATACAGCGTCGATTCTATCTTGCTTATCTAATTTCTCATTATGGACCGCTAGGAGTTGTCCCATCTTCACAGAGTTATCCTGTAAAGATTCTACTACACGTTCTAGTCTTTCTAAAATTGCAGCATTTACGCCATTAGATTCATCCATTTGGCATCCAAACCTTACGTGAACGTGGTCCAAGGTATGCGTATTTTTTTTTCTTCTTCTTATTTTTTATTGGAGGATCATCTCCGGCCTCAGAAGATCCTGCAATTTTACCACCAGAAATACTGTTCGTAGGAACATCTTCCCTGATAATATTTAGAATCCAATTGAGTTTCTTCTCTTCCATTAGATTGAATTGAGAATTACGTTACATTCTTTGTCAATTGGAATTCTATCTAGACCAGTCTTAGGATAGTCAGGAATTCTATTGAGGAAAAGTAAACATGTGTACAGAACTGACCAATATTCTCTGTCAATTTTATAAAACAACAGAGGAATTGTCCCTTCCCCAAAAACATTGAAGCATATAATCAAATGATTCAAGATGAGATGATGTTTCAACTCACCCTGAACCATATATTTTTTCAGTAGTCGTTTGATATATTTGAATCTTTTCAGATCCTCCTCAAAATCCTCCATGGTGGAGGCATGAGGATTTTCATAATGTTTTATAGCAAAGAGCAAATAGTTTTCATCATTTAGTTCATCAAATTTCATTTACATCAAGCTGTTACAGTAATAGTTCCTGCTGCTGTACCAATAGAAGCAGCGTTGGTGATCGTAGAAGCGGTTGCCTTTCCAGCATCCTTGACTGTACCGCCGTTCAATGCCATAGCATTAGCGCCGACAGACAGAACGTCATCAGCATCAGTTGCGGCATTGCCAGCAGCGATTGTTAGGGAGAACACCAGTTCGTTGGTGCCTGTGCCTGAGGCATAGGACAACGTGTGGTTAGCATTTGTATCGTTCACAACGGTGAGTTGTGGTGTACCAGTAACATCAACTGCTTCATTGAAACGAACTCGTACCTGCAAGGTACCACCGTCCGACTTATCAAATGCAGTGGTGATAAATTCAATCTCAGTGATGTCAGCAGCACCAATAGAAACTGCCAGCCCACTAATAGCAACCAACAACTCTGGATCAGCAGCAGTATTATTGTTACCACTCAGAGCAGATCCGGCTTCCCGAACCCAACCACTTGCGTTTGCAAAAACTTCTTTCTTCTCCACAGTGGTCAAGTTTTTTGGCTTAGACTCGTCTGCGTCTGATGCTCCCCAGAGTGCCATGTTCTGTACGTAATTTTGTTGAAATATTTATGCTCAGCGAGCTTTGATCGCTGCGGCAACTGTTTCTAAAAGTTTATCATCCATGTCAGTCTTTGTCAATTTGACTGCTTTACCAAGAATGACTAAACAAATTTCAATCAGTTTCTCTCCAAGCTCCTCGTTTTCGGGGATCTTGTTGATAGCATCAGAAATAACTTTTGTTGCTAATGGAAGAAGGAATGATAGCATGATAATACCCTATTATAATATTATATAGGGCTAGACGCAATCATTCTCAATCCATGTTACTGACATATTTTCCTTTCGCCTTATCATAACGACGAACTTCACCTTTACGTAAAGGTTTTTCTCCAGAATCTTTACGATAATCTTTCCAAGACTTACCATGCTTCATACGCATGTCTTGCTCTTTATTTTTCTTATCGTTATTCTGAATAGATTTCATTGCCTTAGGGTCTGAGAGAATGCTAGACCGAAGTGCTTCCGACTGGAAACGATCACGGAACTTTCTCAAAGGCATAGACTTGTCACGAAACTCTTTTGGAGATTCATAACCAGTAGGTTTAGATCCATCTTTGGTAGAAGAGCGACGACCCAATGTCTTCCTTTCAGAAGACTGAGCCATCTTATCTTTCTTACCATATTGGGTTTTGAATTTTTCCGTTACACGGATTTTGACACTACCATCTGTTGTTTTCACATCTTTTGATGCTTTTTTAGCAGCATCATATTTTACAGCAGCACCCATTGCCTGGTTTACCAACCGTTGTGCCATATATTCTGCCCTATCTTGTTGACCCATCAATCAGACTCCCCAGCACGTGCTTTATATGGGTTAGGTTTTGGTGCTCTTTTATTAGCAAGTTTACCCTTGATCTTATCAACAGGGGTTACACCTTGATAACCTTTAGCACCTTTCTCCTTCTTCTTGCCTTGCGGTTGAATTGCTTTGCCACGAGAGGACATTAGACCCTGGCCAGCAAGACTCTTACGAACCTTGGACATAGCAGATCCGGGTTTGATAGTTCCACCACTCTTAGACTCTTTACCAGTCTGAGAATCTGTACCTTTCTCTTTAGCGTAACGAGTAAGTTCAGAAACAACACTCACACCTTCAACATTCAAAGTCTTTGGATAGTCTTTGTCGCCTTTCTTAGCAGGTGATTCACCACGCTTACGCTTGGCATGAATGTTTGCCCAGAGACCCTTTTTCTTTTCAATCAACTCAAGTGCTTGATCTTCTACACTATCTAACAAAGGGTTATGGGAGTTTACCAAAGGCAATTTAGCACCAGTCGCTTTGGGTGCAGAACCTTTAGGGAATACCTTACGTGCTTCACCAGGAAGCACGGGACCCTTCATGATATTTTCTTTTGCTTGCTCCCGCTTCTTCTTTGTCTTCGCCATGACCCGTGCTTTGGCATCAGATGCTGGTTTGTTAGGACCATCTTTTGCCATGTGACCTTCACGTTTGGCACTCAGTCTAGAAACTAGTTCTGCTGGTGCTCTTCGGGTATCGACACCCTCACTCTTCAACGTAGGGTTGATCTCGATCTTGTTCTTGACGCCGCTAGTCTGAATGTCTAATTTTTCAGTCTTAGCGGCCTCGGAAAAAAAACCCTCACCCATCTCCTCCCGCCAGGAAGAGTGTTCTTTGACACAGTTAGGAACGACCTTACTGCCTTTCTTCTTAGTACCCTTTGCCTTATAACCATCCCAACATGTAGAAGCACCAACGTTCTTACGTGCCTGCTTCATGCTGCCTTCTTCAATGGCAGTTTCTTCTTTCTTCATCTTCTTTGCTGCCTTGGCAGCATCATCTTTTTCACGATGAGCAGCACGCCGTTCAGCGTTTTTGTTCATCACACCAGTGATTTTCTTGGAACGTTCCATTGCCTCTGGACTTCCATCACGTCCAAGATTACCTGCCTTACGGAACATCTTTACCATAGGCAGTTGTTTCTTGCCCTCATCAACCACTTCAGTCTCTTCTCTGTAAGCCCTTGGGTTTTTCTTACCAGAAATACCAACTTCCTTATCTTGGCGGCGCTGAGTACCCACTGCTTTCATAGTGCGAGACTTGGCACTAACACCTTTCTTATTTTCTGCCTTACTAGTAGGACGAGGTAGTGCCCGTTTCTCAGGGTCAGCAGCCATGCTGAATGCTTCTTTACGAGTATCTTTACCATCCGCTTTGCCACCTTTGGCACGTTGGATAGCATTATGAACAGCACCAGCATGCTCCTTTGAACTGCTCTCTACATTGCCGTCTCCATCATAATCTTTTTGTGCCTTCTTCTCATCGAGATAAGGACTACGCAGGTCATCAAACGACTGTGCCCAAGGATTACTCATCTTACAAACGAACTGTACCGTAGTTTTATTTATCAAAAATCCATTGCGAGAAAAAATTTATCTACTTCTTTTGCCTCAGAAATCCATGCTCGGAAAACTTGCTTATCCTCAGTCATACAAATAAGATGGTTTGCTCCGCGACGAAATACTTGACCAGTCTTTCCGTTGGATTCAATCATCGATCCATTTTGGAAAATATCACCGGCAATATATTGCTCACGAATACTACGCTCATCCACAGGAATAACGTTCAACATTACAAAATTATAAAGTTGACCGTTTGCTTTGAGTGCTAGTTCTGAGATTTCTTTTGCTCTTGATTGTCGTACAACGATACTAACTGCGTCAAAACCGTTTTCATAGAGGGAGGAGAGGACATCGTAGATGGTCTCTGCATTGGTGTCGTCAACGAAGGCATCGCCAATCTCAGGATATGCATCTTTTAGTTCTTGAATGTTTGTATCCCTACTAGGGAAAATGTAATAGTAGTCACCACCAGAAACTTCTTCAACTGCTTGAAGAATGTTTAGAGTAGTTTCGTCATTGTCAAATTTATCGAAAGCAATAGTCAGAGGTTGATCTCTACTGACTTGCTGAAGTGCTGCTTTAGCCTGACCATTAGTAGAATTAGGATTGGAATCGGCAGCAGAAGATCCAGTTGCAGAACCTGTTTTGTTAGGAGCATCATCACGACTACTACCTTTACGAGCAACAACCGCAGCAGCAGAAGATCCAGGAGTTCCTAATTCATCTTCTTTCCCAGCACGATTAGAGAACATTTCAAGTTCTCCACGTACTGTTTTTGCTTTCAGTACACCAGTTCTATCGTACCAATCTCCGTGACCGTCCCCGACCAATCCCAGACGCCTTGCTTCCTGGGATGCCTTCGTGGTTCTTGCTTCTACTATGAAAGATGAGAACTTTTTCACTGATTTTTCGTAAGATCTCTGAATTATTATTTTGAACAAACACCATCAGTGGTGCTTGATACTGTTTATATTTATCTTGTGTCTGCAAGATGGAATACAAAAACTTTTGAAAGTCTTCAATACGTTTCCTATTACTCATCCTACGTTTACCACAATTCTCTGCATAAACGTCAATAACACTGTCCAAAAAATCGATCATGAGTCTCCTGAAAGTTTCATAGTACCTGCAAATTTATAAGATTTGAACTTATACCGCATGTTGAATAGTTTAGTAGATCCAGCACTTACCTTGATACTATTGTTACCTGCCTTAGTAAAAGTAATGCTTTTCGTATTGAGAGCATCCATTTTACTGTTAGCAAGTGGGTCTACTCCAATAGCATTATAGCGTCCTTTTTCCCCAGACCCTGTTATTTTGATATATGGTGGGTATGCATTTGTTGCATCCATCCAACTACCAATCAAATACTGTCTACGTGCCTGTTGACTGGTAATGTTATTGAGTTTAGCAAAGAGTTTATCTCTACAATATGACTCAACTAATCTTCCTTTTTCATTTAGAATTTTGAATACAGGATCCCCTGCTTCTTTCCACTTTCTCATCTGCAATGCTCTATTTGATTGAGACATTGCAGCAAACTTAGGGTAGTCTTCTAGTGCTTCCTCTTCTGATGCTTGAACATAAGCAGCAAGATTCAACCCCAAATCATTATCAACTGTACCTACACCAGGGTTTTTGAAACCAACATCACCTGAGATGGTTGACTTAGCAGACAATCCTAAGAATCCTCCCATCTCATACTGAATGAGTATGTCTGCTGGAAACTTTACTTGATTTACCTTGACACCTACTATAGGTAAGAAATCAAATCCAGGTTTAGCAGTCCAATAAACACCTGATATCCTTATACCATATCCTTTTCTTTCTGCCATCTTGGTAAACTCTTTTACCATTGCTTCGGCACGACCTATTTGATCTTTATACTCCTGATCCGTCAATGATACTTTCTTTCTATTGAAAGTTTGTTCAGTTATACGATCAGGAAACTGTTCTCCGTTCAACAAATAAGCACACCAGATCTCATTTACATCCGCTAACCTAGTGTTATCTCCTTTAGTCATTATATCATTGATTTAGTATCTGTCTCTGTTATATATCCATTGCCATCTAAACGCTCAAAATCTGGAGTGTTGGATCCAAAAGTTTTTTTGATAACCGCCATGTATTCATCATTTATTTCAAGACCAGTAACTCCTTTCTCAAAGTTTCCTCCTTCCTTTGTACGTTCTCTATTTGCAGAAGGAGTTTTTAGTTTGTTGTCTCTATAGAATGCATCTCCATTGTTCTGATATATGTATTCTTTTGATGCCCACTTGTACTCTCGCAAATCTTGCCATGCACTGTTGGCAGTTTGGTGAGTAATAGACCAACGTTGCCAGTTAGGAGTATCATAAAATGCCCAGACATTTTCCTCAGGTTCTACTGGATGCAAATTATATTGCTTAGCACATCTTAGAGCAACGTACTGATACTTGAGCATAAAACTCCACGCCCAATGCCATTGCTTGAGATTAGGTTCCTTTGTGTTTAGCACAACATTGACTGAGGGAGCCATTATTTTGACATTTTTTTCTGGAGTGTTTAGTCTAAAACAAGCATTACGTTGCTCTGGTGTATAGATAAAAACTCTACCCGTACCATATATTTGATCACCTATTTCCCCAGTAACAAAAAAATTATTAGGATCATTTACATATGGGGTAATGCAATCGTCATCTCTCTTTTTGTCTCCCGAACAAATATGAGAACTATGAGGAATTTTATCTGAATACTTATGCTGGACAGGTGTTGCCAAACTATGTTTTTGGATATCGTTATAACCTGTTATACATTCTGTTATAGATCCACTATCAAAGTGAACAACAAAAGGAATCTCTGCTCTTATAAAAGCATACAATACTACTGTGCTATCAATTCCACCAGACCATAGTAGGTTTATTGTTCGACCACGTGCTTTCTCAACTAAGATCTCTACGGCATCCACACATACTTCTTCCACCGTCATATCAGTGAAGAAATTTTCTGGCAGTGGTGATAAAATTTTATATTTACGCTTAGTAGGTAGTTTACCATCCCTACAAACAAATCTAGTATTATAATAACAATTGATGTATACTTCGTCTGGAAAAAATTTCAATCCTAATCGTAACTGGGAATGATCCCGAATATGACCTGGCAAATATTCGGGTCCCCAATGCCATGGAGGGTGCATAATATATTAGTAGATACAAAAAAACCGGGACAGGTGCCCCGGTTATTTATTATGGTATGATCTCGATGATTACTTGGTGTTCTTGATACTATCAAGCAAACCATCAGAGAACATGTCCGAGAACTGATCGTACAAGTGTGCAGTTGCATCCTTGAAACGACCACGCTCTGAGTCAGACATGGTGACAACAGTGATATCTTCTTCTTTACACTGAGATTTCACAACATCGATGTCTTCAACAGACCAGACACGCTCAGCACGTGCTGCGTCGAAGGACGCTGCTTCGATTTTTCCTTTCAACTCTTCGTCAAGAGTCTGCCAGAAGTCGCTTGCAACGATGATGGAAGTAAGGAAGAGACTATGCTCTGCGTCATTGATAGTATCCATACACTCGTTTTGCTTCAGACCGAAGAAACGAGGATAGGTAGACTCACCACCAACAATAGCACCTTCTTGAACACCTTCATTGATCTGTTCAAGTTCAATTGGTACAGGGACTGCACCAACTGCTTTTAGGGTCTCTTGGGCAATAGGAGACTTGTTACAACGGAGATGAACTCCTTCAAAATCTTCAATTGTGTGTAATTCCTTGTTAGCAGGAATCATGCGGAAACCACCAGAATAGGTGAATGCAAGACCCTGAACATTGGAATCCTTATTTAGTCCGTCGAGAAGAGATTGCCCAACCTCACCTTCCAGAACATTTTTTGCGTGGTCATGGTCACGGAACAAGAAAGGCATATCAAGTGCCCACATGTCCCGGTGATGCTTCCTACCAAGTGTAGACGTATACATCTGCGACATCTCTACTTCACCAGTCTCCATCAATTCGAGGAGATCATGTTTGGTGATTGTAGCGCCACCCTTATACTTATCAGAATACTCAGAAAGAGTTAGAATTTCAACGTTGAGTTCTCCAGGAGCACACGCTTCCATGGAAGCTTTGAAACGCTTTGCTGCTCTGAGGAACAATTCAATTGGTTCATGGGCGAGAACCCAGCGAATTGTTTTCATTGGATATAAGACACGATTACATTGGTATTTAGGAAACCGATTAGATAACTACGCGGTCACCATCAGTAGTGGTACGACGGTTCCAGTCGCTACGGTTCCACAGTCGCTCATGAAGGAGGTAAAGCGTGGAGTTGATTACCAGTGCCATCAGTCCAATAGTAAGACCTTTCCAGGGGTTACCGGAGACAATCCAACCAATCACAGAGTTGGTGACCATCATCCAAGAACGCCAGGTGACTGCTTTAGCGATAGTCCGAGGAAAACGCTCAAACCACTTAGGGGATGCGAAAGACATGTTGATGAAAAATTGCTATTATTACAAAGACGATCTTTACTAGAGGCAGCATCACTCCTCGTTTCTACACCCAGTATTTTACTATCGGATGAACCTGTTTGTCAAGTTCATGATTCTTAGGATACTGATGAAGTAGAGCAATTGATTTATTTGCTCTCAATGTGAAACTATTCAATTGGTTAGGGGATTCACCGTCTCTATAAGAGTAGATACAGTGAGGTAGTTGAGTTCTCTTTATCTTTTCGTTATGATAAAAATCATCTGTTCCAGCATAATTTGTCACAAATTGTTTAGGTGACTGCATGAAATAGTTGTGAACTTCTGCCGCTTCCTTCCAAACAATTATAGACGAATTATATAGGGATTTTTTAGGGTTACGCATTTTGAATGGAACCCCTTTCCAGGTAGAGTAGACTAATGCAAAGTTTGCATCATGCTCAAGAACCTCAGATATATCCCCATGTATGATAACATCAAGATCAAAAAAGATTTTTCTAGCATAGGAAGAAATGTCTGGATGAACAAACATTTTGATCTTCCACCATGCTGCCCACCAGTTTTCCCAAGTTAGATATTCAGATACATCAATAGAAATAACATTGACTTCTGAGTTGATGTTTGATGCGTCATCAGTAAAGCAATAGAAGGGTGCATCTGTTTGGAGACGCACCATATTATAAAGTTTGTTTACGTATTGAGCATCAAATTTGTTACCAATTTTGATACATGTGATGCAGTAATCAGATGTCACCTTGCTGACGATTCTCCGAATAAAACTCGTTGAACGTACCCTCAGGGAAACGTGCTTCCAGTTTCTTGACGTTTGTATCTAGCACATCATTCATGTCAACATCCAATGCCAGACATGCTTGTGCCACATACCACATCACATCACCCAATTCTCGTTTCAGGTGGTACAAGTTTTCTTCGTTGGCAGGTTTTCCTTGGAAAATCATTTTCTTTACGATCTCCATAAACTCACCACCTTCAGCAGAGATGCCTACAGCAGCAGTTAGAAGACGTTGGATTGCAACATCACCACCAAGTTCTTGCAAACGGTAAATGAAAGCATCAGAATCTTGAGATTCTTTACTTGTCACTCCGTTGACAAAGCGTTGATAGTTTGTAAAATTTACTCCCATTTGAAATCGTCGAATTTAGATTTAGACTTAGTGTTGTCTTCCTTTGCATTGTACTGCACTTCTACGATGTCGTCAACCAGGTCATCCTGTGCTGTCTGCTCGCAGTCGTACAATCTCATTTTGGCACGGTCAATCCCAACTACAAATCTCTTGTTCATATTGATATCGTTGTAACGATTCTTCAACTGCTTGACCATAATTTGATTGAGTTGTTCCATCTCCTCTGTACTAACCAAAGCAAACATAAGATCAGCAGTAGCAGGAAGACCAAAAGACTCTGAAGTATCTGTCAGGTTAGGATCAGAACTACCATAACCAGATCGTGTGGTTTGAGTAGCAGAGACAATAGGAACACCCAACTCCACTGCTAGACCACGCAGTTCCTCTGCGATCGCCTTCACATAAGTGTAACTATTGATGTTAGTAGCACCTCTATATCGTGAAGATGCACAAATGTTTAGATAGTCAATGAAGATAATATCAGGAGAGAAGTTTTTCTTCATCTTCAGTTCCTGCATCAAGGCACGGAAATGTCCGGAGTGTGCAGAAGCAGTTGGATACTCCTTGACAATCAAATGTCCTGTAGTTTTTGCAGAAATCTTTGCGATCTTCTTTGAGAAAACTTGTTCAGGAAGATCCTGTATATCTTGGATGTTGACATCAAGAAGATTGGCATCAATTCTTTCAGCAATCTTTTCTTCGGACATCTCCATTGTAATATACAAAACGTTCTTTCCTTGAAGAAGAACACTAGCAGCAACGTGACACATAAACAAAGACTTACCGACACCTGTGCCAGCTAGAGCGATGTTGAGTGTCTTATCACTGAGTCCACCTGATGTAATCTTATTGAAGTAATCAAGATCAAAAGGAATTTTATTTTCAACTCGATGATAATATGCGTAACGATCTTCTGAGTCATCAATGTAGTCATGACCCACATGCTGATCAAACCCTACAGCAAGAGCATCGGAAAGGATACCTGGGATAGCATCAGGAGAAAGTTTATCGTCATTACCATCAGCAACTTGAATACTCTTGATTAGAGCAAGGTAGATTGCTCTATCCTTACACCATTTCTCAGTGGTATCAAGCAACCATGATGAGTTTGGTTTCTCCTCTAATTCTAAAGAGGAAACCAACTTCTCTATCAACTGAAACTCATCTTCGGTAAGATCTGTTCGAGATCCGACTTCAATTTGAAGTGCTTCTTTGGTTGGAATCGTATCATACTTCGTTAGATACTCAGCAACCTGCTCATATACTACGCGATCAGTATGCTCTTCAAAGTAATCTGGTTCGATGAACGGAACAACTTGCCGAGCATACTCTTCATCGTGTACCAGGTTGGTGAGAATTGATAGTGGTACTCTTTCTGTCATCTATACACAGCAGTAAAAGAAATGCTCAGTCTTTTGGTTTGTTCTTCTCTGAATGGTAGCACTGCGTGAGTTAGGTATGAGGGGAATACAATTAGAAGTCCGGCAACAGGGTAGGTGTAGTATGCATCCAAGTTGTATGCACTTGGACTGTCATCCTTTCTAAGTCCTGTTTTCAAACCATAAGAAGGATCTTGGAAATAGATAGATCCACCCTTCTTACCATCCCATATACCTGCTTGTATTGGGTTCGTGTCACTATAACTGAAGTTACAATCGTTGTCAACGATGGATTGTACAGGGTAATATACCCCCGTCAACGCTGACACGCCATGATGGTGACCAACAGTCATGTCACCATTCTGATTTACATTTGCCCACAACTGTTGACAAACAAGTCCAGACAGATACCCATGCTTGACACAATAGTCATTAGCACTATCCTCTATCTGTTTTTTGAGAGCACTAAAACTTTCGTATCTATCCTCTAAACCAGAACTACTATGCCACCCACCAAGGTTTGATTGAGTCAAACCATCGGGATCTCTATCTTGTTCTTTTAGTATATCAGTAACTAAATCAACGTTTAGTTCGTGATTGTCTTCTCCAAAATTGTAAAGAGATATTGGTATAGGGAATAGTGGTAGATCAACTACCATAAGTAAACTCTTTACCTGCTGCTTCATCAAGTTGTTCCATCAACTCTGGAGTGAAATACTTCTCAGGGTTGCTGTACACTTCTTTGGCATACACTTTCTTGTCACCAATCTCATAGCGATTTCCAACCTTCTTTATAATCCCAGAGATTTCACCGAGTTCAAGAAGACCAAAATATCTATCAAGACCACGCTCATCGTAATAGAGACGCACAGTAACTTCACGGTTCTCTTTACTCAGACGTGACTTGACTGCCTTAGCCTTGATAATGTTTCCAATGACTTCTGTTCCATCCTTTTCTTTCTTTTTGCTGAGATAGATGATTGTACTTGCTGCATACTTGAGTCCAGAACCTCCTCCCATCTCTTTAGTTGGTACGTAAGCTCCGATGACATCATACGTATGGTTGGTGACAATGAGTGGAACATTTGCTTGACCGAGTTTTAGTGTGAGCATTCTGAATGTGCCCTTGACAAGTTGACTCTTCGTCATGTCACGGACCTGTTTGTCATCTAAGACATCCCTGATCTCCTTTTCAGTGGAGAGCATTCCCAGAGAGTCTAGTACAAACATCAAAGGTTTGCGATCCTTTTCATCTAAAGCAAGATATTTGTCAACAATCTTCAGTGCCCGGTTACGGAACTGTTCGATGGTAACAACCTGCACGTGACCAAACCTTTCCAGATCAATGCCACGCTCGATCAGCATACCCTTCTTGATAGCAGACTCGGTATCAAAATACATGACACCACCGTCAGGGTGCTTCTCCAAGAAGTTCTTGACTACCGCAAGGGAGAAGAAGGTCTTACCGGTAGAGGTCTCTCCGGCAATTGCTGTAATTTTGTCTCCACTGATACCACCAAATATGCTACCACTAACAAGGGCATTGAAGATATAAGAACCAGTATCAACGAATCTCTCAGTTTCATCGACATCTGATGCCAATTGGGTGTACTCATCACCAATCTCTTTGATTACATCTTTTAGAAAATCCATTTCAAATACCTAATAATTTTTGTTGCCGTTCAAAGTATCCATGAAGAATCCAAGAACTGCTGTTCATTTTGTTGTTTCCACCAACACCCCATTCAAAAATAACTCGGGGGTTATCCTTGAACTTTTGTAGTTCTGGAGTGTTAGTTGCACCTCTGTCTCCTCCATTACAGAAGACAACAGTCTCTGAGATTTCTAGACACTTGTCGATGGCACCACAAGCACTATCATCAGCATCATCCCAGGATATCACAGCATCAACCATGTCAAGATGCCTCACAATGTCAGCACGTTCAGTCCAAGATTGAAAATACTGACCTTTCTTACGCTTCAACCAAGGGTCACCGTTCAGTCCTACAACTAAGTAGTCCGAAAAGTCTTTAGCACAATCAAAATAATGCAGATGCCCGCTATGGATAGGGTCAAATCCCCCAGTAACCAGACTTACTTTATCAAAAAACACAAGATTTGTCTCAAATAACGTAACCGAATTGTTCCCTAGCAATTTTTTTGTAGGGTCCGCCGGGATTGTCGGCACGAATGTCTTTGATTCTAACCAATTTTTGATAGAGAGAGGTATCACCACCTAAACGCAAAGCGTTGATGATGGTTACCAATTCCTGATCATTGATAGGGAGGTCCATATTGTCCTAGTAGTGTTTAGATTATAGCATTAGACAAAGAAAAGATCCAGAGTTGCCTGCCTTTCAACAGACCACCCGATAGCATCTAACACCGCCTTGAGTGGTTCAAGGAATGCTTTGTCAAACATCAAATTATAGTCAACATACTGAGTTAGACCTAGTTCTTTGGGGAAGTCACCAACAAAAGAGATAACATTCTCTTGGATTATGTTCGGTTTGGTGAGATAGCAGAACTTGATCTTGTCTCCGTTGTTGATAGCACTATATTTAGATCCAAGATCTGCCTTCTTGATATAGTGATTGTATAGAAGTGCACCTCTCACATGGATAGGTGTACCCTTGGCGTAGATAGACAAATTACTCTTGTACTTATCCACATTGTTGCATGATCTAGGGAATGAAACTCTAGCAGGATCCATCTTATTGAACTCACGACGCATGTCCTCAATGTAATTGATAACATCAGTTTCAGTTTTACTCATGATGATCTTCAGAGCGTCTTTGATCATCTGACGACAAGGTGCAGGAGTCGATGACTTTACTGCTTCAATGCCCATGATCTTGAGTTTCGGTTCAGAAAACCTAACACCCTCAATGTCCCATGCGTTGAGGATGTATCGCTTCTTAGCGGTCCAAATACCACGTTCAGCGATAGTTTCCCTCTTCATGAACATCTTCTGTTCGTATGCGTTCACATAGGTCGCCAACGCTTCGTAAGAACTCGAAATATACTTCTCAAGTTCCATCGAACAGACCTTATCAAGGAAATCGACAACGCCTTCAGTAGTTTTTTCTCTCCCTGTGTATACAGTTTCGACCAGAGGACCCATATTGAGATAGATAGAGTCAGTGTCACTAGCAATAACATAGTCTTCACCCTCAGTTTTCAAGATTTTGTTTAGATATTGGTTCATCTTGTTCTCAATCCAGCGGATACTGAACTGACCAGACAAGGTAATTGCTTCTGCGTTTGCTAGTTTATAATAGCGGAAGTAATTGTTACCAATAGCACCATAAGCAGAGTTGAGTTGAATCTTCTTTGCCATCTGGATGTTGTTACACCGGGCAATCTCCTTCTCTAACTCCTTTGTAGGAGTTTTTTCATACTCCTGCTTTGCTTTGATCATCTTCTTCTTGAAGACAACCCGTTCACTGTAGATTTTCTCCATAAGTTTGGGAAGAAATCCCCTAACTTTCTTAGTAAACTGTGCCCCGTTGGGGCATACGGTGGTGTCTGTTAGTCCAGACAAGTCTACTTCTTCATTCAGGAGTTTATCAACACTGACGTTAGGATACCTATCATCTAACAGAGTCTCGGGAGAGATATTGTACTGCATGATGAGGTGTGGGTATAGAGAGTTCAAGTCAAAACTCACGACCCACTCATAAATGCCAGGTATAGGTTCTTTTACATATGCACCAGCATATTTTTCGTTTTTATTTGCATCTTTCTTGGGAGGAATAACAATACCCTTTTTCTTCAGGTTGTTATAGATGATCATATCCCACATCCGCACTTGGTAAAACACGTCAGTGAAGTTCACCTTAGCGTCAAATGCCATCGTGACTGCCAGTTCGATGAGTTTCATCTTCTCCTCAAGGGAGTCAACCAGTCTCACGTCTTGGATGTTGTACCTGACAAACTTTTGCCAGTCCTTTGTGTAAAACTCACGGAAGGTATCGAACTCACTGTGGTCAAGTTTCTTCTGACCAAGTTCAACCTCTCCAATGTAGTCTAATCTATAACTTTCCTGTGCCTTGTACGTGAATTTCTTGTACAGATCCATGTAGTCAAGCACTGTGACCCCACCAATGTCATACACCAGGTGTGGACGACCCATGATATAAGTCTCTTCAGAGGTCAGTAGACCCCACGGAGACAGTTTCTTTGCTTGCTTCTCGCCCAGGACACGAGCAATCCTCTTGGCAAGGTATGGGATGTCATACAGTTGACAGTTCCATCCAGTGATGACCTCAGGAGGATCCCCTTGCCAATATGTAATAAAGTGCTGGAGTAAATCGTACTCATCATTACACTCAACATACTTGACCATAGGATCAGTATTGTTATACTTACCAATACCAAACGTCAAGATACGTTTTGAAGCATAGTTTTGAAGGGTGATGCACAGCATCTCCTCATCACATGCCTCAACGGTAGGGAATCCTCGTTCTGCTGACACCTCAATGTCAATAGTAACGAGTTTCATCTTCTTCAGATCAAAGTCGATCTGATCTTCAGGATACTTATCTGAGATATACTGATAGATATATCGATTGTTCCCATAGATGTCAAAGTTCTCTACGTTCTCATGGGTACGTACGAACTCACGACATTCTCTGACTGTTCCTGGTTGTATGCTCTGGACATAGCGTCCATCAAGCGTCTTGAATTGTGTTTTCTTTTTGCTAGGTACAAATAATGTAGGTTGGTAACTCTCTCTGGCAGTGAATGATTTACCATTTTCATATCCACGGACCAGAAAGTCGTTGCCGACCATCTGAACGTTCGTGTAATACCTCATTCAGCAGTCAGTGATTGGTACTTATCAAGTTGATACTTATTAGGTTCGACTAGGGTGAGGATACTATCGGAGTGGATCATCAACTCCTTCTGATCAGTAAAAGAAGGCCAAGACTCAAACGTCTCAAACTGGACGTTATCGGTGCCGTCATTATGCAACACCATCTTATAGGGGTTGATCAGTTTGCAGTCGGGTTCTCCGAGTTCAGTAGATACCTCCTCAATCCTAGAGATAAGAACGAGATCGTTCTTCAATAATAAAATTTGGATCATGGAAGCGACAGCTTTCGGTTTTTCAATTCTACCATAGACTTACGGATCTTGTCGATATACCCAGAATTTCTTAGTTCTTTGAAGACCAGGTTCTCAAATCCATACTCGCCAAACTTGTCAAGCGATGACGAACGTGCTGACCTAAGTTTATGAACAACACCCCTGAGTGCCTCAGGTTTTTCAGTCTGAATCAGAGTATCGATCTTGTTCTTGAGATTGTTTGTTTTCTTAGTCAGTTCAAATTCATCAATCTCACCTTCCATCTTCTCAGGTTCTTGCAACCATTTGTTCTTCAGAACACTATACACACCCTGGTTCTTCTTACGGGTGATACCAGGACGTTCAATGTAGGGTTCTACAGGAGCACCATAGACTTTGACATCGTGAGTCAATTCCCACAAAGTCTTCTTGTCCATATAATAGTCTGAAATCAAATTGGGATCACAGTCTGGGATCATATCAGGATCTATGACTAAATGAACATCAATATCACTGTACTGAGTGTAGTTATATCCTGCATTGCCACCCAACATCAACACATCAGTGATGGCACGATCATCCAAGTCTACAAAATCTGCAAACGCTTTAGCAAAATTCATCAATGCTTTACGCACTTCTGGTTTCAGTTTACTACCAAACCAAAATTTAGGATTCAGATCCTCTCTAAAACGCAAACTCAGACCTGCGGTCTCCCGCAAGTCTGATGCATGAATATGATGTAAAATTCTACGGTACACTTACTGACAACTAACCGTAGTATTATTTAGAGGTAATCTTTACGTGTGTGATGATCAGGAACAACCTTACCAAGGTTGACTACCAACAAACCATCCTCAAAAATCACCGTATTGATTTTGACATCCTCAGCAACCGACCACTTACGGGTAAATTTCCTAGTGCCTAGACCACGATGCACATATTCTTCCTCTTCGTTTTCTACTTTAGATCCTTCTACAACTAGTTTACCAAACTCAGTGAAGACTTTGACTTCATCTTTCTTGAATCCAGCGAGTGCTACCTCAAGTCTAGTCTCATGGTTGCTTAGTTGAACGATATTGTATGGGGGATAGTTACCACCAAAGGTATTTGATTCCCAAAACTGATTGAATGATTGATCCCATCCAAGGGCGTTCTTATTGATACGGTCAATAAGGTCCGGCAGACTGGCTGCACGATACTTCTCGATGTTAGACATTGTTCTCCTGTTAGGCAGAGCGTATTGTGTGGTCCCCGAAGGCAACCTTTAGCGTAAAAGGGGAACCCGTAGGTTCCACTCCCCTTACATACTACTTATAAGAGTAAGCATGAAAAAGGGGGTGTTGGTTACCCCCCTTCTCGTAGCGTATATTCCGTATGTAGCGTGTCGCGCACGAAAGGCGACGATTTATTTAGGTATCCGTTGGTACTTTTTTCTTACCAATGTTGTATTTCGTTTCCAAAGACCAATCTGGTTTCTCTTTGAAGGCAATAACTTTTATTTGATTCAAAGGAGACACATCAACAATTTTATCCAAACCTTCTTCAGAAATCTGGATAAGACCCCAGTCTACTAAAAGTTTTACAATACGATTACGACGTTGAACATCATTCACAGTCAAGTTTGCTCTCTTTCCATCAAGAGCAAACAGTTCTTTGAAGTGTACGATGTAATAACGTCCCTGCTTATGTAAAATATGACAGGACTGGTATAATTTTTTTTCTTTACGACTCGCTACACCGATACGAGTAAGAGTTTCACGTACTTTGAGGAAGTCGTCTGGTTCTTGTAGAACCACCTCAATCATTTTGTCAGGCGACCATTGGTAAATCGGTTCACTACCATTCATTTCAATCCTCCAGTGTCAAATCGTTGTCGAATAATGTTTAGTTGCTCATCAGATAGTAGAGGAAGCACTTGCCTTGCCTTTTCGTCACTATACCCATAGTATTTTTTGACGGTCTGGAGGTTTGATAACTCTTCTTTCCGCATCCAAGGAGAAAATCTCTTCTTAGATCTCAGACTATTTAGAAAGAAGTCATATTGTAACTTTTTATCTAGATGATTATTGATGTTCATCTCATTTGCATACATCAATGAATCAATATGACCAGACATGCATCGGTTGACAATGTATGGTAGATATTTTGACTCTAGCAACGGATCTTCATCGATCAAATTGGTTTTAGTTTCGTTGATCGACTTCAACCAGTCCTTCAAGTCCATTTGTTTTTACGGCGAATAATAATGCAGTCGTTTTTGTAGTCAGGAACAAACTCAATAACCTCTTCGGCATCCCAACATAACTCTTCATAGAGACTATTGAGAGTTGCCATGTCATCCCAGAGGTCTGTTGGTTGTTCTCCCATAACTTCCACCAAATTGACAGTCTAGCATATTATCTATCGATTGAAAATCCTTTGCTTCAATTCTGTAGTCCATTTATCATAGTAATTTGTTGATTTCAACTCTTTTCTAGCATCCTCCAACTCCTTTCTTTTCTGCACCAACAGTAAAGTCATACCACTATTCAAATGTTGACCATCAACTACCTCTACCAAATCTGGATGTTCTTCTAAGAACAGAAACTCTGGATAGATCTTATTACATTTCTCTGCAAGTTCCATTACCTTCTCAGCAGTCTCACACTCTATGACAAAAATAACTACCTCTTTAGTCCACTCCTTTGCCATGTACCCCACAATCTGAGGGAACTCTTTATACTCAATGACTTCAACTCTTTTACGAAGGAAAGCACCCTTTGCAAATGGACAAGGTGGCATACCACCAAACGCTTCACTAGGAGTGGTGAGCATCTTGATCCAATTAGTCAGTGTAGAATTCATGCTATAACTTTAGATTGATAGTCTTCACGGTCTGGGAAGAAGTCTTTGCACTCACCTTGACGAGAAATGTCAGATGTGACACAGTGCAGACCACCATCCCAGAAGTAACGGTGTCGAAGGTTCAGGATGTGAGGAGTCACACCATGACGTTCAAAGGCGTCGAACACCTTCTCATTATAACCGTTACAGATGACGTTGTTCTCGTCGATTACAAGCATGTTTACGTCGAAGACAGACTCCTCAACGTACAGTTGCCAGTGATTCAACCAGACATTCATGTATTCTATCAGATCATCATTGTCTTCTTCACCCGCAACAAAGTATTTGCCACGATTCTTTTCCTTCATCTTGAGAAATCCTTCAACCTTGTCCCAGGACTCCCCACTGATAGAGCAAATATCCCAACCAGGAAACAATTTTTCACAATCTTCAGTTCCTTTTAGAGAAACTACTAATCCAGGTTTGATAACACAGGTAGAACCGTCACTGTGTCCAGTGTTTGCCAAATAATTGATACGATTAGTGGGAAATAAACCCCTCAACTTATCGTCAAAACTACTTTGGTTGATTTTATTGATAACATTACAAAAACTGAAGTACAAATCACGACCACAGCGGATAGAAGTGGCAGTATTGATGTGTTGATCATAAACAATGGGAACGTTATTAGTTTTCAACCACTGCTCTATAGTAGAAAATGGGTAAAACTGTCCTGTAGAAGGGTATCTTTGACTATTTCCAATCTGCATCGTCTCGGCAAGAGTAATTTGCTCTCGCATTTTTTCTATATCAATACCCATCAAGGTTTTTGAACTAGTATGATAGTTCTTTCTTGTCCTAAATTTGAACAAAGACATACTTGTAGACAAGTTTTTGCCTGGTTCTAAAGCATCTTCAAGTAGTTTTGCCAGTAGTCGCTCACGAGACCCATTACCCTCAGACTTTCCATTGACCAACTGATCAAAAACGTGACGGATATCAATCTTGTCACCGAATTTTTGACTAGGCATGTAAAAAGTATCACCCATCATTGCCGTGTAGTCACGGGGTAACATGGGCGGGTAGCAGGTTACCTGCCCTTTTCCGATAGGTGCATTCTGTCTGCCGTCCACATAGGCATCAGGGTCATCACAGAGGTCTGTACGGAGTACTTCGACACCAAACTCCCCCAGTTTGTCAGCAAGTTTATCTAGATCTTCACAAGTCTCCTGACAGATCCTCTCCATGACAGGACGAACCTTATCATTTTGAATTCTAGACATGTACTCAGGAGGAAAGCATCTTCCAACCGCACATACTTTTAGAGGATCCCAGTGTTGATATACACTAGGTTTCAATCTCTTTGTCTCCAATCATCACATCGTTCTTGATGAAACCAATCTTGGATATCATCCGCACCATCAAACTTCTTCTTGTGCTCGGTCGGGTCCGGAGATCCAAGATTTAGATCATTGAAAAAACCGTCATCCGGATTCAAAACCTCCCTCCTAGCACGGTTCAACCAAGTCTTTGCTGTTGTATTTGCTTTGGCAAGTTTGTTTGCCCAGATCATATCTGCTAAAGGAATCTCTTCATGGTTTACAATTTTCTTGCAAATGTTTTCCAGTCGCAATCGATACTGAGTTGACAGCATAGTATTGAATTAGACGTTACTATCTAGTAGAACTATCTAGTAGTTCATAAGTAGCAGTTCTTTTCGTTGTGTTTGATTTTCCATATAATCACCAACAGAACGCATGGTATAAGTCAGATCAAACTCACCTGCTTTCCACTGGTCACCAAACCGATCTTCTACCATTTGATCAGAGTTGTAACTAATCAGGCAGGCAGGTTGTGCTACATTACATTGAGCAGCAAAATCATCATGATCAAAAGACTTGTGCATAGATCCTCTACGACCGTATAGGTTGTCTTTGATGTCATACGGGGGATCAAGATAGACGAATGCATTGTCCATATCACCGAGAAGAGATTCATAGGAAGCATGACTAATCTTCCAGTTTTGAATCAACTCAGAAAACTGAGACAAACGATCAATACCACTCTGACTGAAGTTCTGGTTACTCGCCTGCTTAGAGAAAGAAGAGGATTCAGTCAACCCACTGAAGGAACACTTGTTTACAACATAGAAAGCACAAGCACGGTCATGGTTAGAACGTGACTTATCATTGATAATTAGTTTACACTCACCACAGAGAACCCGTGCAGTGTCAGGATTATTATGCTCTTGCTTTGCTTTAGTGAGAGTCCGAACCATACGGTTTCCATCTCTCTGAAGTTCTTTCCAAAAATTGATAAGAGGTTCATACAGATCACAAACCTCAACATTCAAACTAGGAAACTGTTGGGTCGCCCAGATTGCCATGCTACCACCACCCAGGAAACACTCCTTATATGTGGTGTACAAAGACAAGTCAGGAAGATATGGGTAGATTTTTTTTACAGCACGTGATTTGCCACCGGGATAGCGAAGAGGTGTCTTGAGTTTGAATGACTTGTACATTACAGGATCTGTTGAAGGTTTTCTAAAATTTCAGAGGATGACATAGTTTTCTCTGAAGGTGTGATGTTCTCTGCAAGCATAGTATACTCTCCTGGTTCTAGTTTGAACTTAGCAACAGGTGACTTCTCAGTGAAGTAAATACGCTTTTCAACGGTGTCCCAGTCTGTAATAGCAATACTCATGGACCTCGTATCTACAAGAATCATATAGTCAAATGTCTTATCTACTACCTTACTTTCACCACGAAAATTCTTCAAGTCAATAGCAGTCGTGCTGCCATTCTTATTGAACATCTTGAGTTTGCCTTTCATTTCATAGGCATGCTCATCAGACTCAAAGTCCATACCGTCTTTGTAGTCACCTACGTATCGCAATTGACCGTCACTCCATTTAGCGAAGGACTTCTCCTGCAACCAGGTACGGATAGTCTTGAAGGCATTTGACTTCATCTGAGTTGTATTGGTTGCTGCTACGCATCCAAAGAACTCTTCAAGGTTTATGCGGTCAATGTCAAACATTACAGAGTTGTGACTGAAGATCAATCGTTGGTTCCCATCCTAGCATATTTTTTGCTTTTGTGTTGTCGGCAAGGGTTTCCTGTGCTTCCCCTTTGCGAGCGGGGATGTAGGTCACGTTGTCTGAAATCATAGCAGCAACCTCGTTTACAGAGTAGTTCTTACCCGTTCCAACGTTTACAGCGATTCCAGAAATATTAGTTTTGAGAGCACACATGTTTGCTTCTACCACGTCATCGACATGAGTGAAGTCCCTACGTTGAGTCCCGTCACCAACAATTGTCAGTGGTTCACCTTTCCGTTCCTGTTCTTGGAACAGACCGATTACAGGGGCATACACACCCCTTAGAGGTTGTCTCGGACCATAGACGTTGAAGTACCTAAGCGTAATCGTCCGCAGTTTATGTAGACGATAATACATGTAACAGAATTTTTCAGCAGAAACTTTACTTGCTGAGTATGGGTTCAAACAATCTGTTGGCATTGACTCCACAAGAGGTGGGGTATTGTTCAACCCATAGCAAGATGAAGTTGAAGAATTGACGAAACGTTGTACGCCAACCTCACGTGACAATTCCAACATGTTACATGTGCCGATCACATTCGTTTGAACACAGTCAAACGGATCTGCCATGGCAAGTTGAATTCTGGACTGTGCTGCTAGATGAAAGACTGCATCAACACCTTTGAAGACTGGACGACACGCATCAATGTCTCGAATATCTAAGACATGATTCTCTGCGTCATCTTCGTACCAGTTGAAAGCATCGTTGGACTCTGCTGATTCGTTGTCAATAACAACAACTTCATGTCCATCATGGAGCAAACGGGATACTACATGAGATCCAATAAACCCAGCACCACCGGTAACTAGACATTTCATTTGCCTTTACCAATCAACCAAACTGAACATACAACAACGGCAAGAGCAAGTGCACCGTAAACAATAATAACTGCTAACATTTTTTTAGATGGTTATGATTTGAATTCGCAATTGACCATAATTTCGGTCATAGCTGCTAGTAAATTGATTTCGTGATCTGCTGCAAAAGCAGACTGATATTGATATTTTGCAATAATCAATACCGCTTCAGGAATAGATTTTGGTTTCATAGAATCATAGATTGCGTTGTAGACACCCCTAAGAATAGTATTAGGATCATTGTCTAAGTTCTGCACAATCCATTTCCTAACATTAGGAAACTCTTTCTTCGCAATAAATTTGACTAACTCACTAGTATTGACGTTAGTCAATTCCGAAAGCACAGATGTATGTATGACACCATCACTTCTGTGTCTTTGCAATTCGTTGAGGACCCTTCTCCAGTCAGGGAAATGCTTATTGATAAGTTCCGCTAGAATATTAGGATCACACTCAACACCCTCATTCTTGAGGATGGTCTGGAGTCTCTTGAAAAACAGTGCTGCTATTTTTGGTTTCTCTTTCCCTGTAATTCCGAAATCGACCACCGCGCATCGGCTGTGGAGAGGTTCAATAATTTTGTTCTTGTAATTACAGGTAAAGATGAATCGACAGTTGTTGTAGAACGCTTCGATGTTAGCTCGGAGAAGGAGTTGTACATCATGCGTAGTGTTATCTGCCTCATCAATGATGATGACCTTGTGATTAGATTCTGACGTAAGAGAAACAGTTGAAGCAAAATTCTTTGCTTGGTTGCGAACTGTGTCCAGGAATCGCCCTTCATCGGATCCGTTGATAACGTAACAATCAACCCCAAGTTCTTGACACAGTGCTTTAGCAACTGTGGTCTTACCAATACCAGGAGGTCCAGCAAGAAGTAAGTTGGGGATTTCACCACTATTTACAAATTCCTGGAAAGTTTTCTTGAGGTTGTCCGGGAGAATACATTCCTCAATTGTTGTGGGACGATACTTCTCAACCCACAAGTAGTCATTACTCATTTTCCTGTTTCCTCAAATAGTATGAACCATCATCGTATATGGTAGGAATCCACTCTAACACATCTCCTTCCTTCCAACCAGTTTCTTTGAGGAGTTCTTCAGGGAGATTTAGAATCCCATTTTCATCGACAGCCAAAGTAAATTTTTTCATTTTCCAGAAGTATCGTAACCCAATTTATCATCTTCCTTTTTCATTTCTTCTATCGTCCAAGAACCGCCTACACCACCATCCATATTCACAGTGATCTCTTGCTCTACGGGAGGAGTATATGAGTGATGAGGTTTGTGTTCCCTATCCATTGGTTTGGAAGATTCAATGGGATCACGAGAAAGGTTTTTGATAACAATGAATGCATCTTTGTTATATTTACGAGTGCCAATAGGAGACTGCCACTTCTTATTATACTCCTCACCCACATCAATACCAGAAACCTGAGTGCC